AACGCACCTATCCTTGATGTTATACTTGAATTTGTATGGAACCTTAAGGAAGGTTTTCTTTTCCGGCATCAATATTTTGATTATCTCCTTAAGTTGTTTCTTGGGCTTTATGTTTTTGAATTCATAGACCATTATTGCACCTGCGGCTCTTGCCGCATCAAATCTATCCATGAATGCGTTGGGGGCGGTAGTCGTAGATGCACCAATTAATGATGGCATCTGATATTGCATAGACATAGTATTGCCGTATCAGTAGTCCTTTATCATTGTTAGGACTCCCCTGTAAACCATCTCTGAGTCGGATTTGGCACTAACTATGTATTTGAAACAAGGAATTCCCTTGTCATTCAATCGTTGCATTCCATCTCTAAATGCCTCAAAAATTGGATGTTGTTCTATTGGCCCCTCATGGTTATACTTGTCTTTCCATAAGTCATATTTGTTAGCCCATACTCCTACTGCTATTGGATAATCATGGTCACGTTTCTTCTTTCTTTTGCCATTAGGTAGGCTCCATTCACTTGCACAGATAGTATCTATTAAGAAAGTCCAACATAATTGTTGTTCAATGTCATAATGCTTGTCCATATGTCTATCATCTATCATGAATATGATGTATTTGACTCTCCTTGTTCTCATGTCATGTAGCCAATCGTTCCAATATACTGTCTGTCCTCCTATATCAGCAGACTTTACTGTATGAGCATCACCATCTAATTTTACATATTTTCTTGTTGCCCTTCCCCTACCAACGGTTCTTTCTCTAATGTCCGGCACTTCACCTCTTGTTCTTAATTGATGATGCATGGTAGTTTTACCTGCTTGAGTAGCACCGTATATTCCAAAATTTATAGCATGGACTCTTTGGTATATTTTGTTAAGTCCCTCGACTATCAATATGGCAAACCCTGCCATTACTGACAAGATATCACCACAGATGATTCCAGAAATCCACTAAGCCATTCCAAGCAATAGAAAGAGTATTCACACCTGCAATAGCCATTGCTTGTCCTAAGACAAAACTACAGGCACAAGCGACTGCTCCCCAGAACCAAAATCTAGCCCTTAGAAACCAAATATCAGCAGAATGCGCTCTTTGTAAGTCATATGCGAGAGTGGATTCATCCATTCCGAATAGGATTTCGCTGACCATACATATTCCTCACACTACTGATTCTCTATCGTTAGGAATGTAGGATTAACTCCCTGTGTTTCGGGTTCCATCTTTGGCAGATTAGTATCACCATACATCCCAAAATTCTGTTGGAAGGTTCGCATTGTGTCTCTAACTCTCTTGCGATTCTCTTCTTCCCTAGCCTTTCTAGCCCAATAAGCATCAATCCTTCTTTGCAATAGCCATTCCTCTATGTAGTCATTCATGAACAAATCAAAGAAAGCCTTGATGCACATGATTCCTCCAACTGTCACTATACCAAAGAGCAGGGCGTGTTCTAATTGCCCATATGGGAATGTTATTCCATATTGGTTGTAGAAGTAAATATTGGTTCCACTTACTGCCCCAACGAACAGTATTGTCATCACTAGTCTTGTATCGGTATCTATACTTGGCATATTAATCACACATAGTTTACAGTCACGGAACAGGAACCCGACCCTGTTATCGAACAATATAGTCCGTTTGCCGCAATTACCCCATGCATATCATATTCCATATTAAACGCAGTCACGTTGTTTGCGGCACTAGTGTTTATTCTAACAATCTCCGTTCCCGATGCCGCACTAGCATTGTCGAAGATTTTAATGACGTTAGAATTAGAAGAATTCGATGTGACATGAATGCTTACTAGTTTACATCTACTAGCCGTGACAACATCACTTGACCCTAATACTCCACTTGTTGCACATCCCAACATCAGCCTTCCTCCACTAGCCTCTTAACGAGGTCTGCTTTTTTACCTTCTGTTGATAGGTTTCTTTCTTTTAGCAAATCTTGGAGTTTAGCGTTGGTTAGTTTCTCCAAGTTAGGTGGTAGAGGTTCTGGAAGAGGGTCATCTGCTTCTTCCTGTTCCTTCTTCATGTATTCTTTTGCCTCCTTAGAGGGCTTTTCTGGTGCTAATGGCTCTATCTCTTTCTTTTTTAATGAAGGAATCTTAAGAGTCTTGGACAAACTTCCTAGATTAACGCTAAATTGTTTTAGGATGTTTCTTTGATTTTCATCTACATTATCTAGAAAATGATGGTCTTTTCTATCAAATTCTATTGTAAATAAAGGACTACCTAGAGAATTCAAGGCAAAACTAGGATTAACCTCTAGAGGTTTTCCTTTTTGGAATTTATATCCAAACTTACTCTTGTCTTCGTATTCTTCTAAATGTTGTGCAATTAATGTCATTTTAGCCATAGTATCACCTTTGGGTAGCACCCCTGCCCTGCCCCCACAGGGCAAGGGCCACTACTTTATGTTTTACTCAGAGAAGGCCGTAAATTCGTAGGCGAATGGTTCCCCATGCACCTGTTCCTTTATCAGCACCGGAAGATGCGGTTGTTGCTCTCAGTTCAAAGGATGAACCACTAGCGTATGCACCTGTTTCTGCGGTCACTTCTGTAAAGATATTTAGAAGTAAGTCCTCCTGTCCGGTAATCACAACTGCATTCACAGTAGACAATCCGAAAAGAGTTGACGCAAAAGCCGCACCTCCAGCAACACCTTCTGTTATGTCTAGCCAGCAATCAACATAATACTCATCTCCAGATACTTTTGGAGTGGTCATGCCTTTGTGGTCAGCCAATATACCAGATGTGTATGTCAATGCCATACAATCACGCACTCTTTAGGTTGGTTATTTTACCCTGTCCTCGGAAGAACGAACAACACATCTCTCCCATTGTTCGATACATTGCTTGGTTTCCGAGTTTCTTGACACCGAATGGGTTTCCAGAAGTAATTCCATCCTCAAAGTATTGAGTAGGCTTCATCATAGCCATCCATAGGTGGTCTGTGTCCAGAATCAGTATGTCACTTAGCGTGTTAGTTGCGCTTCCGTGAGCAGTCGTAGGCATATCCTTGCATGGGATTAGTGGGATGCCGTAATAGGAAGCAACCCTAAATCCAACCTCAGAACCCTTAACGCCCTTAACGCCATTGTGGGTTGGGACGATTTCTGCGGTGTCCATGAACCTCTCCTGTGATTGGAGAAGGTCAGATAGATGCTGTATGGTATCATATCCGGTTAGCATAACCTTCGGGTTTCCACCATTAACACGGATTCTGCGAATCATGTCGTTTAGTATGGTTAGAGTTAGAACCCTAGCATTAGCCGCCGCATAACCTGCGCCATTATCCACTTCTGCACTCATGAAATCGTTTGTTGCAGTAGCGGTTGCACCTGCACCTGTGTTAGCCAATGCTCTTGTTGCACCGAATAGTTTTCCAACATCGGAAACAAGTCCTCCACCATCGGTCTTTCCTTGAGCCAATAGGTCAGCATTGTATAGGTCACGCAGTTCTAGGTTAGATGTAATTACCTTCATTAGAGAAGTGTAGTTTCTGTCTATAGCCGTAGCGGTTCCGTCATCATACCGAGTAATAGGCATTAGAAGCATCTTGTTCTGCACTTCTGTGTGATGCTTTGCCATATCCTCTCTTACGATTGAACGGATATCTCCAACTCCGTCATCAATCTTTGCCATCTCCATTCCCAATTCCGAGAACTCAAACATATGAGCAATCGTCTTAGGGCTTACATAGAGTTTGGTGTATTCTGGGGATAGTGGTTGGAACCCATCTTGTGAGGCTAGTGGTGCATTCTCTTGCACACCTCCAATCTGGTCAGCGCGTGGAGCAGACAAATCAGTAATGTTTGCCGCTACTGCGGTTGTTCCAATTCCGAATGCACCATCTGAACCACCTGTAGGTCGGGATTTCAGAATCCTCCAACCACTAGAAGTATATGGCCTCTTAGCAATCATAGAGAAAGCGTTGACTTCCCTATTTAGCATAGACCATACCTTTTGTCCATAAAGCACACCGTAAAGGTCGCCAAGACCAGCCGCACCACCAGATAGTCCGGTATTTGCGGCATCGTGGGTTCCTCCAGAACCGTATGCACCAAAGAAGCCACCGACTACGCCGCTAGACTTCAAGAGAGAGTTTCCTCCCCCCGTTCCTTTGAAGCCATAAGTTGCGGCTTCCAAATCTGCCATTGTGTTAATATATCCGTTTGCCATTTTACACACCTCCAACAAGATTGTGGATGTCGTTCCAATCCATCTCTGCGGCTTCATCAACAGATGTTGGGAAACCTTCGGGTAGGCTGAAAGCGACTTCTGCGCTCTTGCGAATCTCTTCGTCCTTCTCAGTTAGGGACTTTCTCAACTCAGCAAATTCTGCTTTTAGGTCAGCAACTTCTGAACGAGCGTCATATTCTGCTCTTTCTGCGGCAGACTTTCTAACTTCGTTCTCGGCTTCAAAGCGAGCCGCAAACTGCTTTTGTAGGTCATCGTAGGCAATCTTCTCAAGTTGTTCTGCCTTGAAAGCCTCGTAAGCCTTCTCCACATTCTCAACAGATAGATTTAGGGTTGAGAAATCATCATTCTCATATCCCTTTAGGGTCTTTACTACAAGTGTCCCTGCCTCATTCAAAGCCGCTTCGTCCCTGTCAAGTTCCTTAGTATCAGACGGGTCTGCTGGAGTTTCTGCTACTGTTTCTGCTTCTTCTCCATCATCTTTGTCTAGGACTTCTCCCGCATTCTTACTGTAATTCATAGATGCATCAGCGTCGTCCGCCTCATCCATTACAGTCGGGTCAAGTGATTCCTCACCATCCCCCTTTTCAGTCATCTCTTCCTTGCGGATTTCCTGAACCTGATTCATCAGGCCGTTCAATTCCTCAAGTGCTTTTTCCAATTTTTCACTCATGTGTTTTTCACCTCCAACATCTTGTTTCAAAATGTCGAATTTCGCTTCTGGATTGATTCCCTTTTCACAGATTGTCACTTCATGTAATTCTAACTTGTCTATTTCATTATACTTACCAAGTTCAGAATTTGTTCTGCTTTTCTTAGAAATCGCTTGCCCTCCTATACTAAATGACCTAAGTGTTCCTTTCCTTATGCCTCTTGAAATCTCCTTTGCCTTTTCTATATCTTCTCGGAGTTTTATTACTACATAGAATCCAACGTCATCTACACCTGTTTTGTGTAAGACTCCGTTTTTATCTCTATATTGTTCTACTACCTCCCCGACTTGAACATTTGAATGATTTGACATTACGTTTCTAAAATTCTTTTCTCCCATGAATTTGTGGACTGCTTCATTTAGTGCTTCTAATGTGATTAAGTCATTTTGCTTATCAACAACTTCTATTGATGCATATCCTCCTATGATTAAATTGTCCGATTTTAGTATATCGAAATATCCCTCTCCGCTTTTTAGTAGTAGTCCTTCAGAACTAAGCATCAACACTAGCCCATTTTTTTACTATATGAACTATGCGATTCTTTCTGGGAATGGAAGGTCTTGATATTTATCTTCTTTAATGTTCACAATACCCTTTTCTTTGGCTTCTGGAAGCATTTCCTGTTTTTTACCTGTCCACGCTAACCATGATTTTTTATCTTTAACAGGAATAACTCGGAAGTGTAGTCTTGTCTCAAATTTATCACCAATAATTTTGTATTCATGATAACCATGTTTCTGAACCCCTACAATTAATTCACCTTCATCAAGTAGTTTATGTTCATCTACATCATCACTTACTATTGCAGGGAATTTTCCAGATTTACCAAATAACTCATAGATATCTGAATCCTCATCTAATCTAATAGTCCATGCCATTTTACTATCCTTGATATCTAGAACGACATTGAGATTACCATCTTCTCTAATGAATATTTTGAAAGAGTCATCATTTCGCACTTCATCTTTCATCACAGTTGTAGCGTCTACTTTGAATTTCCCATATTTAGAACCATCATTGACATATAATATGCCATATTGTTTAGAATCATCCCCACTTGGTTCTTTGAGCCAAGAGTATAATTTCTTTGGTTGTCCATCAAATGCCTCCATTTCCTCAAACAATGGCCCCATTCTAGGATGGCGTTTTACCATTTCTACAATATCCGTGAAGGGCGTTGGCTTATCTTTGTCCTTCAACCAATTGTATATTCCCCTTCTGAAATTAACTCTAGATTTATCTATGAGTTCACTTAATTGTTCTTTCCATAAATCTATTGAATGTAGTGCATTCTTTTGCATCAAAGAATCTCCCTCAAAACCATAGATAGTGAATCCATCTAAATCATGTTTGAGTATTATATCTGCTTCACCGTGTATGTTGTCTGTAATATGGTAGGATTTTTTCTTGTCCTTTACTCCACTAGTGACTTTGAATGCTTCTCCAATTTTTTCTGCCATCAATCCCAATGATTTTTTGGTTTTCTCAGATAATTGTATGATTGTAGTCAATCTATCTGGAGAAGTGACTTCCGGTATTTCAGAAAACTTAGCAGAATATAGGCTGAATTTGTTTCCCTTTCTTTTGACTTCATCTACCTTAACTCTCATAATAGAACCAACATCTAGAGATTTCTTAGTATTGAGTGCCTTACCTACAGGAGCATAATTCTTATCATCGTATTCTATGCTATGATATTCCTCAGTCTCTTCTATACTAAGTGGCCCCACTCCCATTGTGTATGAATGGAGATTGCTCTTGGTTTTCTTCTTATCCAATATGATTACATCCAAATCAACGAATTTCTTCCACTTAATCCATTTAGGATTCTTTTTTGTTCCAAGATAATAAGTGGATTCCATGTCCTTTATGACTACTCCTTCCGCAGTAGGCATTGACATAATATCCATAGAATAGTCATTTACTTCTTTCATGGAGTCTGCAATCTTAGTGTCCTTCTTAGATGGGAACGCTAGGTTCTCGGAAGAGTGTTCTGAGTATTGGTAGAATAAGATGTTTATTCGTTCTCTTAGGGGAGTGTCCATAATATTCTTTTTCTCATGTTTCATGATATCGAAAACGTGCGCTCTTAGTGTGCCTTCAGTTTCTTTCTTGAAAACGTGTTTAACGGTGTCTGCCCTATGTAGTGCCTCATCGCCCTTGAATAACATTAATTCTGCATCCAAGATACAATCTCCGTATTGTTTTTCTTTCATTTCTTTTACTTGTAGGGGACATTTAGAAGTGATATCCTTCTCATTGTATGAGTATATCTTAACATCATCTTTCTTCTTATGTATCTGAATTCTCATTCCATCATACTTCTCTTGCACTAGATACTCACCAGAAAATCCTTTGATGCTGTCCATATCCTTTATCTCAAATATCCTATACATGGGTTTGTTAGGCATAATAAATCCTAACTCTTTCTGTTCTTTCTTGATAGTTGGCATATCCACTTCAATTAGATTCTCTAATTGTTCCTCATCATATTGTTGTCTGAATATCTTCTTGAATTTGTTATACAACATTTTGAATTTAGGCTTGATTCTCTTAGTGTCCTTATCATCCCCATAATGTTCTGTGATATACATTGGTATGTCATTTGCTTCTAAGTCCAATCCCATTTCACCATCAGATATCTCATCCGGTTCCAAGCCATTGTCTTCAAGCAATTTATCGGGTAAAGCATTACTATGGGAACGAAGTGCGAAATGTATGAAAGCGACAAAGATAGACTCGTTTTCTAACAATGTTTCTATTACCTCATCTCCCAATTGGTCTGAGAATGGGTCACTTACCTTATCAGACTTAAATCTAAATTCCTTGATTGATTCCCAGAGTTGTTTAGCAGAATTAGATTCTGGGTCATCTATCTCCTTATTGAACAGAACATCCTCTTTGATATATTTCTTCATTTCCCTAGTGAAATCATCCAAACCGTCAAATTGCATCTGAATGCTCTTAACAGTCTTCTTCCATTTATCACCGTATTCAGCAGGGTCTTCCGAAGCAGAAAGGAAAGAGAATCTAGATTTCTCAAAGAAATTTAGTATGCGCTTAGTTAGAGGCTTACTTTTCTTATCAAATTCTAAACCCGAAAGTGGCATTCATTTCACTCAACCTTCGGACTCTTCACCTGCAAAAGCATCATTAGAATCTGTTGGCATAGATAGTTTCTCTTTCTTGCCACTCTTAGGAGGTCTTTTCACCTTGACTTCCTCAGTTTCATCTTCTAATTCCACAACGCTATTGTTCTCAGACATTTCTAGAAGCAAATCTTTTGCCTTCTGTATGGCTATCTCCGCCAATTTCTCAGTCTTTTCTATTTTCTTATGCACACCCACTCTAAAATCACTCATCGTCTTTACCTCCCATTAATGCCCCTGCTACTAGGACTCCCTCTTTATCTGTTTCCTTATCCTTCAAATCAAGTTCTCCCTGTAGATTAGTTTCTTCTAAATTCTTTTTTGGCATTTCTCCGGTGGCTTCATCTGTGCATACACATGGACTTTGACCACAGTAGAAGCATTTCCGCTTTAGAATATCCATCCAACTCATATCGGGCTACCATCCTGTCCTTGTATAATTCCTTCTCTAATCATCTTATCCCAAAATTCTATTTCCATTAAAGATTGTGTGGCTACTATATCTAAAGGACTATCTTCATGTAAATTAAAATTGGGGTTATCTTCTACCTCTCTAATATCTGATACTAATTCTTTTAAGTATTTTCTTGCTAATCCTTTTCCTCTATGAGTATTTGCTATTTCAAAAAGATTCAAAGTCCAAATAGCATTGCCATCAATATCAGTTCCAAGAGAAAATTTACCTCTAGCATTACCATCATTAGATTGAAATGTAAATGGATTCTTCTTATTACTAAACATAGGGTTAGAAAGATATTCATCATAACGAGCATCTTGTTCTAATCTCTTAACATCAAGTTGTGGGTTGGGAGAATCTGCATATAATGGAGATTTTAGAACAGCCATCCAACTCATTTCAATCATCCTAGATTTTCAGCCATCTTATGAATATCATCCCATTCCATCTTAGCAATGGTATCTCCATTAATACCACTTTCATGTGCAGTATGTGGAGTTGGGCTATTAACCATGACATACCCACTCTTCATGAGTAGATTATCCTTATCATAAACTGCTCTTTCTAAATTTTTCACTTTGTCTACTAATGTTTTCAATAGTAAAACCATTTCATCTTTATTTTCTTCACTCATCTTCATCTACCTCTAATTCTGCTCTTGCTCTTTCTTTATTAGATATTTCAACAGGTTGTCTCTTTCTACCTGTATGGGGATGTTTCCTTCTTAGATTCTTGGAAGATTGATGTGCCTTTGGTGCTTCTCTCTTTAGACTCTCCCTAATCGCTTCATATTTTTCAATGAATTCCTCATCTAACTTTTGTTTGGCTAGTTGCCACTCTTCCATCCATTCTTTTAGCGCATCTTCTGATTTTAGTATAGTTTGCCAAATCATTTCTTTTTCCCCACTTTACCTTTCTTCTTTGGTAGAATCTCTTGCCTCAACTGCCCATATAGAGTCTCGTAGTCCTTCCTCAATTCTGCGGCAGACGATAGGATATCTAAATTCTTTTCCTCGTATTTTTTCATCTTCTTCTTGAAGGCTTCATCTTTCTGAACCAAATCTAAGTCCATAAGACCCTCAATTACCCCACTTAATTTAGTCATGTCTTGCCCAAAGAACTCAGTAGGTTGTGAGGATTGCAACAGTTTCTTCAATTTCTTTTTCTGCTTGCTATCCACCTTCTCTAATAGAGGCTTAGACTTTAGAATTCCCTGCCAACTCATTCTCTACCCTCCCTTATTGCAGAACCCGATTCCTTTGGTAGTCTCTTGGGTTTGAATCTAGCACATTTACCTTGTCTATCTATTTCGATAATTGGGAGACTACAATTGTTATGCCCATGATGCTTATGATAATCACATGAGGTTGCACCACATTGTCTCATCTGCGTAGATGACCATTTAACAATCTCTTCCCAAGTCATTCTTGTTCACCTCTCCATTTTGCTCTTATTCTCTCAACTTCTTCTGTTGGCTTTGTCCTATCTAGTGGTTGTCTCTTAGGTTCGGGTTTTTCTGTCGGTTCTGATTGAGGTCTTGAGAATGTTAGGTCTTGGCCTTCTGGGTCTTTTGCATTCCCTGCCACTATTTTTCTTATTTTTTGCTTAACTTCCTTACTCAAGGTGTCACCATATTCAGATTTTAATTGAGGATAAGTCATACCCATATTCTCCAACACCCTATTTGATACTATTATTTGGTTATTTACCGAGGATAAGAAGTTTGTGCCTCTACTAATGGCATTCAAATATTGTCCAACATAGGCTAATCTACCAAAAGTATCTCTAATTTGTTTCTTGCGTTCTAGTTTCATAGGCATTGTTAAATCGGGATTAGTATCATCGTCAATTTCATCAATTGCATTGAAATAACTTCTTTCTGCTAAATCCAACATTTGTTGAACATATTCTGGATTCATCAAGAAAGAAATATCATCTGACATTGATGGAGATGCAAATATTTTATTTATGTCCATTAATTCTTGTTCTAATCCTCGTATATTCTTAGACCTAGAAACTATCTTTCTAGTGGCATCTTTGATATCTTTTACAGACGGTAAATCTATACCATGTTCTCGTAGAATCTTCAAAAATATTCTGTGTCCTACCTCACCGCCATATTCGTTATTTAGAACTTTGACCACCTTTCGATGGTTTGTAATTTGATTACGCTTGCTAATTTTTAATGCTTTTTGTAATTGTTTTTCTGAACGTCCTTCATCTAAGATAGATATTATCTTGGCAAGTTTGTATAAGTTCTTATCTGAAAAGAAATTTCTTTCTTCTAACGAGTCAAAAGTTTCTTGTGAATCCATACCCGCTACTTCTTGGCTTATTATTCTAAACAACAATGCATCTTCTGATGATTGGCTTCTAGGTTGAGAAACATCATAATCAAATTTATTATAAAATTCTTTGACATTCCTAAAGACATTATCTAGTAAATTTGAACTCTGTTTGAGGTTTTCTCTAGCATCCTCATCTCTTTTTATTTTTTCATTTACGTCTGCATTCACGGATTCAATAACATCTTCACTTACGATGATAGCAGTATTTTCTGGGTCATGTCTGATTATTTCTTCTAAATGCCTTTCTATATTTCTTTTCATGTCATCTCTAACTGCATTATTATTTACTTTAATGGGTTTGAAGAATTTCTCTAGTCTTTGAAGTAAGAAGTCATTGAAACTATCTTTATGGTCTTCACTTTCACCACCCCTGTAAGACACTTCTTCCTTCATGTCTTCTACATATTTTGCTTTCTCTCCTTGAGACTCTTGATGCAATACATTTAATTTTTCTAATAGGCTTACTAGTTGTTTGAAATCATCATCGGATAGAGCCGTAGAAACAAAGCCGTATAATGAATCTGGAACATCCTTGAAATCCTTTGCTTCAGGTTCTTCTTCTGTCAATTCATCAGTAGTGTTTTGAAATTTCACATAGGCTATTTGTGACCTCAAAGAAATTAATTTCAATAACGAATCTCTTTGTTCTATCCAACTCTTGAGTCTATTTTGGGCATGGGTGGAACCCACTCTAAATTTTTTATTAAACTCAGCAATTTCCTCTTTCTTATCTGTAATTGCCCTTCTACTCTTCATGGCTTCTTGTAATTGTTCCTTGTATATTTTCTTCAATGCTTTTAATTTATCAGAATCTGTAGCGTTTTCTTTTAGTTTTAAGTCTTTTAATTTGCTCTTACTTCTAATTTTCTTAGCGTCATCCATTGTTGGCATACTAGGTAGACTATTGTTTTTCTTCTCTAGTTCCTTGACTTCTGTAATTAGTTTTTGATATTCTTTCCAAGCGGCTTTAGTATAGGTCTTTTCACTACCTCGACCCTTGTTTCTTATTTGTTCTTGTTTCTTATTGATGTTGCTAGTTAGTTTTGCGACCTTTTCACTTATTGCATCATCAGTCAAATTCTTGTATTCATTAGCCTCTAATTCTGCTTCTAGTTTTTCTAGAGAAACACCTTTAAAACTCCAATTAGCAGTCAATTCTGTTTCTTCTGTAAATCTGGTTTCTTTAGTTGGAGTCACATTCATGAAAAATTCGTCATCTTTTCCACCTTTTGGTTTTGTTAATTTCTCATATTTTGGTTTCTTTTTTGGTTCTTTAGCCTTTAATCTGTGAAACTCTCTAAATTCTTTTTCCGTCATGTATTCTCTAATCAAGATTTTTTTGCCATCTTCATCTTTCTCTTCTCGTAAAGTAGGGGCAGGTATTCCGGCGGGAACAGGGTTTCCTATATCTTCTTGAAAATGTGGGTATGCTTTATCATACTTTGATTCTGCTTCTCTTGCTAGGCTAAAATATTCATCTGGAGTATATTTTAGTTTATCATCCCCAATTTTTATTTCCACTTCTGATTTGTCACCAAACAATTGTTCTTTTATTTTATTTTCATAGTCTTTCTTCTTACTTTGACTCACCATATCTTTCCAATAATCAACTTTCAACAGAATAGTCTCTTCTTCATCTATTACGAATTCATCTGATTCTATTTTCAAAATCTGTATGAAATCCGAATCCATGTATCTCACTCAATAGTATGGTTGATTAGGTTTCTTGGATTGCCTTTTTGGAGGTAGTCTAATGGCATCGGGAGTTGAAGTAGAAGTCTGTGTGTCTTTACGCACATTATCTCTATCAACACCAATGGGAGCAAAGTCCCTATTCACGGTAATCTTTGATTGGTGGTCTGCTAATTCTCTTACTCTTGCGGCTTTCAATTCTCTCTCTAGTTGTCTTACACTTTTTTCTTCACTCATCTTTCTCACTCCTACTTTGTCTACTCATCTTTTGAAACTCTTCTATTCTTTTATCTGTCTCTGCATTCAATTTATCAATCTCTTCCTTCCATTTCTTTACGGTTTCCATTAATTCAGAAGAACTCATATTTATCATAATCCAATGCTTTTGCGCCGTATTTTTTACTCAGAAAATCTAACACCTTTTGTTTATCCTTTAGATATTTACTTTCTACCATTTGGCTATCCGGTAAATCCTCTCTATCACTATCCCATTTGATATTCTCTATCTTCGTTTTTGCTTGCATCTGTATTTTTCTATACTTCAGAATGTCTTCCCATGTCATCTTGTTCGCCTCTCGGTTCTCTTATCCACATTCTGATTGCCAGCATCTGTAGGTAATCCACTAAACCTCTTGTCCGGCCCTACACTTAATGATGCTTTATTCTTTGTGGGGTTTGGATTTTCCTGTGGTTTTCCTTCTCCTTTTACTTTTGCAGGTTGTCCGGCTTCTTCCAAAGTAGGCTTATTTCCTTCTGCCATCATTTGACCTAGATGTTGTTGGTCTATGTCTGTCCCTGCGTATGGGTCACGTTCAATTTCTCCACCTCCACCAGATTGATTCTTTCCTTGTTCATCTCCCTCAACGGGTTCCGGTTTAGTATAGATGAATCTGCCTTTGTCATCCATCTCTACCTCAAAGCCTAGATTTTTTATTTGTCCCGCTATGGAAACCTCAATCTCCCTTTTCCTCAACCCTGCAATTTCATCTTCTTCTTCTGAAGGTGGTAGTTTTAATTTCCAATCTGTAATCCCAAACTCTTCTACTACAAATGGAAATACATAGTTATTCCAAACAGTTTGTGCCATCTCGACTGCTCTATTAGTGACAAGAATCTGCAAGCCCTCGTTATTCATTCCACCTCCAGCAGAAGCATCATTCTGGAATATCTTACTAACACCATAGAAGGCTGATATCCTATCACGCAAATCATCCTTGACCTGTATGTATTCCATCTCTTTTAGGCTATCCATGAAATTAACCCATTCGATGGAACCCTTTCCATTTTCTGCTTCGATTCCCATAACAGGAATGAAGTGTGGGTCTTGTTCCATCTTCTCCTTGACCCCACGCCAAAAGGATTTCATTGATTCTATGTTTCTAGTCTGAACTGCCAATAGTCCTCTTGGCATTCTCGCTTTAGTGTATGAAGAATTGACATAGTTTTCCATAGCCAATAATGTCGTGATGTTATTCCAAAGGGTAATTATGGGAGAAAGCCCATAGAGTCTAGAGGGTGCATACTTACTGAAATGAAGCACCTCTCCCTCTACGAAATACTGTTCTTCTCCCTTTATCTTATTTACATAATGAACAGGATGCAAGTCACCATTACATATCTCACATTTATCTGACACCTCTTTAGATAGGAAGTCTCGATGTTTCAAACAAGTATAACCATCTATTCCCTTTTGTCCTAACTCATCAGAATATATGCTCATCCCCACAGGGTCTGCTCGATAGACTTCCTTTATCCTATGCATCTTGATATTACTGTCACTATCCATATAGTATTCTTTGACCATCACAAGATAAGCATCATCCATGATATTCAAATCATCCTCTAATTCTTTGAGAACATCAATGAATAATTGCTCAGACTTGTTGACATATCTACTTAGGAATTTCTTTGCGTATTCCAACTGAGTTTTATCTGGTTTCTCTAAATCAGTTGAGCCACATTCAGAACACTCTTGAACGACTTCCTTATGTTCCTTACCACAATCACTACATTTTGCGGCAAACTTCTCTTCCCACACATAGCCTCTTCTGAATATCTCGTTTTTCAGTTGGGTCGTGCAAGTCCTAACTATAACCGATTGACTAGCAACGTGATAAATTATAGGAGCAGTAATCATGTTGGTTGATTTATGCTCTTGAATACCCGGATTGAATATGGTTCTGTCTGCTGGTTTAGGAGTCGTTCTCCTAAATAAATTCGTCACGCTAAATCTTCTTCTTGCCATTATGCTAACACTCCTTCGATTCTATCCATTTCCTCCATCTTAGAATTCCCATGCAATTTGGCAACGGAGTCAATGTCTATGTTGTATTGCGTAAAGTCATACCCTACATGGTCTTTGTGATTCTCATATTTCATCAGTTGGAATAATTCTTCCTTTCTAGTATTATACCAATCTGCTTTCTTATGGGATTTTTTCATCCTAATCAATTCAAGAATAATTTCAGCATTAGCCTTCTTCATCTTGAAGTGTGGAAGACACTTTGTAAGTATCTCTTTGCAATCATCCATAGAATAGAAATTCAATCTATTGACGGGTCTAGTTCCTTGTGGAGATTTCTGGTCAAGATGTAGTCTACCACAACCTAGAGACTTATGCATCTCCATCATGAATGCCTTTCCTCTATCTCCTGTTGCTACTAGACCTACTCTTGGATTGTGGTTCTTATCCATAGTGATATATCCATCTGAGTCTATGAAGGCGGCAGTATAGGAATAGATATCCTTCTTCAATTCATCACTAAACTTGTATAGCGAACCATTTACATTAGTGACATTTTGTGTTTTTGCCATTTTGGAAATCATACTGCTAGTAGTCCTCTTGGCTAGATTCTTAGGGAGCCTTTCTTGTATTTGCCTAACGGACACTCCGGGTTCTTCACATACATGATACAAAATATGCTTCTTTATCTCATCCTTTTCTGACCAATTTTTCAGATATCCCTTATGGGTTTTTATTATCTTCTTGAATTCCTTCTTGGCCCCTGTCATTTCTTTGGTGAGTTGTGAATATTCTGGGGAGAACCCTCTTCCCCTCAAATCTAATTTAGCCTCCCAATACTTACACAGAACATCAATCACTTCTCTTCTAGTATCTTCATCATCTATCTTGGAGAGATTTAACAAATGGGATTCAGAACAAGTCATGTCCTTGACTAGTGGTTTGTATTTTCTAAGCCAATAGATATTATCTATGGATTTGTCCAAATGGTCACTATACGCCTTTATCAAATCCTCAATGGAGTTTGTGAAATTTACCTTAGTTTCTCCCTTCAATGTCCTACGATAGATTCGTAGTTCCTTTATGAGAGTTGGAATGTCCTTTCCGTCAATTTCGTATTTCTTCACTTGGTTGACTAATTTGTTTCTTGAATCAGTCAAAGACATATTGTAAGTGGTAGCATACTTTTTCTCAATGTCAAAATGGCTGGAAATAGGTTGGTCATCTAGCCAATCCATCATGGCTATTCTACCTAATTCTTCAATCTTAGACTTCTCTCTATCCACGTTCTCTTCTACTGCTTCTATCTCTTCTGCCGCATCAGCATACGTTTCCGACAAGGTTCTAGCCTGTTCAGAATTGATTTTTTCCTTTGCCATATTATCACATATTCAAACCATAAACTGCGTTAGGCTCAGTAAGCCGAGTGGGGGCTACCTCATCAAATATTCCCATGTCATCAAGGAGAAGGAAAGTCTGTCCCATAACATGAGTTGCGGCATTCGCTAAAGCCAAACTCATCACCAAATCGTCATGTGCGCCAACGCCCTCAAACTTACCAGAATGAGTTATAGAAAACATTGACAATTCCTCAATCAATAGATTGGTGACTCTCCTACTTGTCTCATCACCATATGGAAAACGCATTTTTCCATTTTCGATATTCATCTGGAGGTTCAAAATAACCTCTTGCTTCTTCTTCCTAGTAGTGTTGAAGTCTTGCACATTCAAATCAGATATGTTTCTCAACTCTTGAGTGAATGCCTTAGCGAAAGTGTTAGTCTCATACAAGACTACTTCGGGTTGGAATATCTTACCTATGACCCTTATCTTCTCTATGTTCTCCCTAAACTCTACGTTCTTCGCCCTATCTATATGGACTATACGTTTGTTCTTCTCTTCATCTACTTCCAATACTGTAATGACATTGTAATCACCATCAGTAGAGATAGCAGGGTCAACACCAACATAATACTTGTAGCCCTTATCCTTGCGATTTCCTAGTTTCAGAATAACATCTTTGTCCTTGCAGTTATTGACAAATTCTGGATTGAATAATGCAGTCCCTGTTGATATTGGAACGCACAAATACTCTCTCGTAAATTTCAATGAGCCAATCTCAGCCTTCCTTTGCATGAGTGCATCATAGTCCCAACGTTCAGGCCACAATGGTTCATTCAATGAATTAAGACACGGATATCTCTTTACATTGTATGCGGGATTTTCCTCTAACTGAGCAAATATGTCCGTATATGTGAAAGGAGTTCCAATCATCCTAAGATTGGAAGTATGGTGAAGAGTGGGTATCATGTCACCGAAGAACCAATCAGTCACTCGCTGAATAGCCGCTAGGCTAAACTCCTTCAAAGGGTCGTCAATGATGATTTCTTGCGGGTGCAACCCACGAATCTGTGAACCAACGGAACGCTCTAGAATCGCATTACCGTTGGTTAGTTGAATGTTCCCAATGGCCCATCCCCTTGAGGGTCTGAATTGTTTCAATGCTGGATGGTTGAAGTATCTGTCAATCTCCCTCATGTGAACAAGTGTCTGCTTTTGGTTAGATGAGATGTATAGCATCTGATATGGTGGCTCTTGGAAGATTAGGTTCCAAACTACCCAACTGTGCATGAAAACTGATTTTC